CGCCTTTATGTTATACACCCATCGTGGATGGCTACACCCCGCAGTAACAGATACGATATAGCCCCCTGCTGCCGGGACTACAAAGTTGTTTTTAACACTCTACCAAGAGTGCGTCAGTGACATCTGTCGCTGCAAAGCCGTGGCGCAAGCAAACATCATAGACGAAATAAAGAGATAGCTAGTTCGCGAATCCCACAATTTTCTATAGTTATGCAGAGTCATATAAGTTGCTACCATCCTGGCACAGATGAAGATCAGTTCGGGGTGGAGATTTCCAGTATAACCAGACAGGCTACCAGAGAGCCAATCGATGGCCAGCCTGCGGGGCAACGAATATCTCTTCTCCACGGATCTGATCAGACCCGCCGTTCTCTTCGAGAGTAGTGAAATAGTTTTTACACCCCGTATCCGAGCCACAGCAGCAGTCTTCTCAAATATATTTGCAATTTGAGGCAACTGTCCATAGGTATGATCAGGGCTGTCCGACGCCAAGATTTCGGTTGAAACCCTTTCGACAGCAAACGGTGTCACTCTTGGCTCAGGTTTGTAATGGACCGCGGTCCTACCCATATCGGCCTGAGCGATGGACGTCACACCGGTGGTAGCGACCGCTTCAGCTTCAGACCTGGCCAACTTGAAGTCAGAGAACCTCTCCTCAACGAGAGAGACTGACCATGTGGACACCGGAGGAACGGTGTCCGGAGGAGTCGGTTCGAGTAGGACTGAGCCGGCTTGCGGAGGCATGACACCAGCACCGCCGACAGACCTCGGGACGTGAAGTATGCTAGCTGGAAAACCCTTTGATGCTAGCGCACGTATCGCGTTCATATATAAAAACTTTCTGAGGTTAGGGCACGCTCCCCTCCTTTCCGAAGTCGCGCAATTGTCCAAAGCTGCGATAGCCTTAGGACACACAGCGTAACCACTCTCCTCAGAGAATGGACGCGCCTCCCCTATCCATACCAAGCTTCTGTTCAGATACCCCCTCGCCCCACGTCTGCCGTACTCAATACGTAGAAACTCTGTTTCCCCGTTCCCTTCGTCAGTCATCCTGCTTTTGTCAGGAGAGTACTCAAGGAAAGCTGAGCAGTATACCCACCAGATCTTAGCGAGTAATTTCGCATGTTCTGGCGTCTTCCCTCTCAAGGCTGCCAGCTGGTCGTCACCCCTGACATCAAACATTTCGACACAGGCACGCCAGATCCTAACCAGTACAGAGGCTGCACCTCTGCACACGCAGTACGAAACTCTATTACCCACCTTAGAAGTCTCGAGAGTGCCGGAAGTTAGATACCGCTTATTCAGTACCAACGACTTTCTGTTTACAGCAATCAAAGTCGCGAAGTCTGAACGGCGCTCCAAAATCTTCCTGTGTGGGGTCGTGTCATACTGGATCGACTGGTCGGGAGGCAAGAGATACTCCTCGAACGGGACACCACTGTTGTTTGCGGACAGAGAAGAAAAAACAGGAGCGGGCACGGTGTCTCTCACCGTGTCCCAGAACTCTGCGACATATGTGTGGCCGATCTGCTTATCAAAGCCCTTGACGTCCGACGCCAGAACCACAACGGCATTACCGGCGACAGACACCGTTACAAAGTCTGGGCGCAAAGGAGTGAGTTTTCGCATCAAAGTATAAACATGCCTAGCACGCTCAAGAGCTTCAGCAGCTATGTCAGGTGCTACGACAGATAGAGTACGCACATGCCTGTTCACTTCTTCCCAGCCGCGAGAGCCGAGAGAAGTAGACCAGGCCCGGTTCTCTAAATGGACACCATCCAAAGGGTAGTTTGAACTCTCAGCAAGATGTGCTAGGAGATATGATTTTATAATGGTTGGCGTTAGAGGATAGGGGTAGATCACCCTATCCTTTGAAGTCTCACCCAACTTCAAGATCGCCTTAATAATTACAGAGGTCTGTGTGCAGCAAGATTTGACCGAAAACAAAACATCTTCGAACACCGCGATGTAGGGTACCAGAGACTTAGTCAGTCTCAGCTTGAAGACTTTGCCATCGACCTCGTAAGTAAGAGAGTCCAACCCTGTAGCTGTTGCGGACCCGTCAGTCTGCCAAGACATATTTTTCACAAAACTATCCAACTTCTCAATGTTGGTAGCCATCCTGAACTTCTGTGTTGAAGCAGTGTCTAGATAGGCGTCTAGAGCATCAGGGTGTGGGACTAGTTCTGCGGAAGCTTCGCTTCTGATCAAATCTGATACTCTGGTATCGGTGTCAGCATCAGGATATCTACATCCGACCAGTGTAGCACACTCCTTAAACCAGTCATGGTTATTAAGCCAGGTCGCACCCAATTTCGCAGCATTGGAGAGATATTTGCCAGTCTCAACGAAATCGTCTTCCGAGGTCAGAAGGCCCCAAGATTGAAATTCTTCGATAAGAGCTCCTGTGCCTGAGGTGTGTGCGATATCTGCTAAGAGGATGTTTAGAGCCAGTCTAGCAGGTAGGTTGACTAACCGCCAAGCCTGTCCGCACCACAAAGCTGGGTCGTAAGCAAAAATGTCTCGAGCATCATAACGAGAAGCATTCTGTTGCCGAGTGGATGCCCAGCCCAAAGACCACGACTCGGGTATTTCTGGATTCAGTGAGAGAGGAAAGAAAG